AGGAGCCCTTTTTATATTTGGTCTATAAATCTAAAAAAATAGATTAAACAAGACCTGAGTCAGCAACGTTGACCAAACCATAGAACTCGCTTCTTACCATCTTCTTGGCATAACGAGTCATTACACCTCTACGTGGTGTAAAGTTGGTCGGATCGTAGACAACTGGTGTCAAGATCAACGGCACATATGGCGCATATACTGCACCAGTTTCTAAGAACTGTGAGCCGCGGAATCCACAAAGAATCTGATCATCTTGTAGATATGGGTTCTTGTACACGTTGAAACGATTGTTCAACAAACCGATTTTTTGCACGCCCATAGCGTATGACTTAGTAACGTCACCATCACTATCTGTAGCAAAACCAGGAATAGACTCAAGGATAGTAGCAACTTCAGGTGAAATCACGATGAAGTTAGCACCACCACGTAGTGTCTTTTTATGGATTGCATTAGATACTGACTGTATCTTGTTACCTAATGTCATGAACCACTCGCCTTTTGTATAAGCGTTAGAGTTAGCAGAAGTTTCAGAGAATATAGAATTCGCTGAATCGTACTCATATCCAACTTTAGCGGACCAGTTTTCAGTCTTAGCAGAAGCATTAGACTTTAACATGTCAATGATCTCAAGATCAATTTCCATGGTTACGTACTCAGACAGCAATGCTGTCAATTCAGCCTCAGCGTCTACAGCGTGGTAAGCGTTAAGGTCTTGTGCTAGTTCTGGTGTCCAGATAGCTTTTAACTTACGAGTTTTCGCTGTAATAGCGATTGATCTCATTTGTATATCAACTTCTGGTATACCAACGTTAGCTTCTTCAGGATTAGATCCTTCAGACTGTGATGATACTTCAAAATCACCGCGAGTCGTATCCGTTGGAGCTTTATGAAAAGCTACATGGATACTTTCACCAGATCCAGAAAGATTCGTCTCTGTTGGATCAACAATAAAATTGATATATCCAGTAGATGAATCATAGCTTGTAAAAGCAGGATAGAATGCAGTTAAGGCATTAATACCAGAACCTGTAATCGCAAATGCTTTTACACCGTCTAGATCAGGTGCAGTCAACTGAGAGGAAGATACAATAAGTTTGACTAAGCTACCAGCTGCAGCACTTGCAGAAAGATTAGCGTCAAATCTTACGTCTGCTACTGAAACAGAAGCAGTTGTATATCCAACATCAGCGGTGACATCGTTAATTGAGTAACCCCATTTTCCTGCGCCATAAAGGCCACCTGCAGGATCGCCAGAAGCGGAGGTGTTACCGTGTAAGTCAGCGCCTTTAGTATGTAAAGCGCCACCTTGTTGTGTTGAACCATACTTAAAGTCTAAGTAAAAAATTAGACCAGACGGTAGGTTCATGGGCTGTACAGAAACAAATTCCTGTGCAGAGAGTTCAGCAAAAATTCTACGAACAAGAGGTAGAGCAACACCGCTCCACTGTTCTTGATTAGCAGAAGTTCCCACGTTTGAAGCTTCGTCGATTAACTGCTTAGCTTGGTTTTCCAAGAGCACAGCCATACCAGTTACTTCAGATTCATTTTTAAGTCCTTCTAGGAGACCAGTTGGTTCCCACTTATTGACCAATTTACGTGAGGAAGCTAAAAGCTCATTATGAGGATTGTATCCGCCCATTACGTCTTTTATTTCATTACTGAAAGACATGTCGTTTCTCCATTAAATAATGTTAGCTAGTTTCTTCATACGAGATTGAAAATCCGTACTTTCACCGATTATTGATACTTTCTTGGACTTTGTAGAAGCTACAGGCTTAGAAGATTTGCTTACACGCTTAGCAGATTCGTTAACAGCCTTACGATTCATTGACTCAGCAAATGTAGTATAAACAAGTTTAACTTCGCGAACATTAGCTGCTCTGTCAAACTGCTCAATAACTTTCATCTTTTGAGCTTCAGATACGTTTCTGCTTCTGAATAGCTTGTTAGTGTATAATAGCTTTGCGTTAAGAAGGTTGACTTCAGAAAGCTTATCTTTTAGATAAGATACTGTTTGCTTGTACTCTTCGAGTTCAGCAGCTGGTACCATAGCTTCTTCTTTCTTCTCTTCTTCGTCTTCCATTCCTTCTTCTTCAGTTAGGGCTTTGATGATTTCGTCAAGATCGATTTCTTCGTCCATATCTTCGTCTTCGTCGTCCATATGAACGCCTTCGTCTTTTTTGTCTTCTTCTTCATCATGCATGCCTTCGTCTTTTTTGTCTTCTTCTTCATCATGCATGCCTTCTTCTTTAGGCTCTTCATCTTCGTCATTCATTTCAGCTTCTAATTGGCGTAAGACTTCTTCAAGATCTTCATCTTCTTCTTCATCATGCATGCCTTCTTCGACTTCTTCTTCATCATGCATACCTTCTTCTTTAGGCTCTTCATCTTCGTCGTCCATGCCATATCCTTCGCCCATAGGCTGATCAGGGGCTTTTTCAAGATTTTCATCTTCGCTGCCACCTTCTTCATCAGAACCTTCAGACTCTGGACCCTGTCCAATGCCAGAAGTATCACCTGCATCACCAGCAGGCTCTTTGTTATCGCTAGCTCCGATTTCGGAAGAGTCCATTTCTTCATCCATTTTCTCTTCTTCATCTTCACCGTAATAACCTTCATCGGCTTTTTCCTCATCCTCGCCTTCCATTTCAGCTTGTAGCTTCTTAGAAAGCATTGATTTCAGATGTGGGGTAAAGGCCTCTTCGAGGGCTATCTTAGCATTTGCCAATGCAGTTTCGCGTACAGCTTTAGCGTCAGCAATTGCTTCTTTTAATAGTTTATCCATTAGGATTCTCCTCTAAGAGAGTTATATAGTTATTGGGAACTATAATCTGATTCGATTAATTCGGAACACCTAACGAATGTAGGTGCATTTTATTTTTATATAAGTATGGTATAATATATTTAAAGTTCAGCTTTTTTTGACCTAATTTGGGCCCTAAGTCTACCCTTAGCGCGTCTATCTCTTTTTGTAGCTGAAGGTTTAACATAAAACTGTCTTTGCTGTAATTCATGCAGTATGCCTGAATCTTTTACTTTTTTCTTAAATTTTCTAAGTGCGAACTCGTACTTGTTGTTTATAACCTTAACTTGTATTGCCATCTTTACCTCTATAAATTATTCTTTACCCAGTTTTCTTTAATTTCCCTAAATGAGATTGATTCTCTAGGATCTTCTTCTTCATCAGCAAAATCTTTTATTGCTTGTTTTAAATCTCCAATAGTCATTGGTTTATTTGGATCTATCGATGCAACAGTGGCATCATCAAATTTAGAAGAAACTAACTCAACATCGTCCCAATATACATCATCGCCACCTATAATATCTTGTATTTCAGGATCCTTCATTATGATGTTTTTAATTTCGTCTCTGCTTATTTCTAAACCGTTTGGACCACCTATTTGTCGTTCATCGTCTCCAGAAGGTTGCGCCTTAGGTTCATCTGCAGGTTTATCAAAAATGTTTACACTCTTTTTAGCTGAAGAATCACCGTCTTTGGTCATATCATCGTAAGCTATTTTGGCAGGATGATCTTTTCCCATTCTCTTTGCAGCTTTGGCAGACATTTCTTTAGATTCACCATCTGCATCTTTATATTTTATCATCTGGTCGTCATCAACTTCGTTGATCTTACCGTACATTCCTTGATATAATTCTTTTAATAACATTATTTTTCTCCGTCTAGCTCTTTAATGTCAAAATAACGATTTAAAATTCCGCCCATATCTTCGTATAAAGCAGCCATTCTATCCTGTAAAGCTTGAGCTTCTGTAGATATTTTTGAAAACCCTTGAGCTTGCTTTTGTAAATCTTTCATATTTCTTTGAACAGTAACTTTGTCAAACCAATCTGCTGTTTCATCAACAACATGTTTTTGAGCGGCTTTTGAAATCTCAACAAAGAGTTCTGCAACCTCTGCTAAGTTATGTTTTTTGTATATCGATGGTCCGTAAGAGGCAAAATTAGAAACTTTTTCAACTAAGTCTTCCTTCGTCATTAACTTTTCGTCTTCTTCCTTAGCAACTATATCCTTTGCTATCTTCAAAAGAGAAGCACCGTCCGGTCTTTTCATGTCACCTATAGCTTCAGGAAATACCATTCCACCAATTCCAATTTCATTTATTAAATCTTTAAGCTTTGCCATCTTAATTCCCCATCAAAATGTTTCTGATACTGACCTCTACGGGTCCCCATTTGTTTTGTGATACGATCGATCCTTTAGACTCATTAACTGGGCTTAAGAATGCGCCGTGTGTGGAAGGATTAGATACGAAGTCAAATGCTATTAGTTCAAAATCACCCTGTACTTCATCTCCAGAAGATTCTTGTTTTATAGAACCTAAACCTCTAGAGCTTATACCTAATTTAATTCCACTTTTAAATAATTCTTTTAATATGTTACCAGCTGGTGTACTTAAAACCTCAACTGTTCCAAGAAGATCGTTACCTCTCCAATGCATTTCTAAAACATTATGAGATACGTTCTGTAAATTTACCACTGAACTATCTGGATGATCTAATTCACCCATAGCTCTTCTTTCACTAATAAACTCGTTTGTATACTTTTTAGCTTCACGAACAAGAATCTCTTTAGGATAAACCCTACCATTTTGATTTCTAGCCTCAGCACGCTGTAAAACTCCCTTTACAACCAATCTTCCTCCATTTTTAGACATCGATTCATTGATCTGACTCGGGTCAACTTCGAAGGGAATAGTGTCTACTAATAGTGATTTATCCATTATACTAAGTCCTTTACTTTTGTTCCCAGTCTTGTAAGCTTTTCTGAAATCTTGTTCAAAGCAACTTTAGTTCTTTTCATATAACTATCCGACTGGAATTTCATTTCATTTTTAAGTTTTACGTTGTACTTAACAAGCTTTTCTATTTCAGTGATCTTGTTTCTTATTTCTGTCATAGACTTAGCTAGTTTTTGTTTTGTTGACATAGAATCATCATTTCTATAATGCCAATAATTTTCTTTGACGACACTCATACCAGCTGATAATTTTAAATCATCTTCGTCTTTATCGTCGTCCTTAGGATCTCTAAAAGCATAGGGAGTTTTTGGTGGACCCTCACCGCCGTCAATTCCACCAGTTACGCTCATCTCTTCTAATTCTTTACGAATGAGCTCCTTTAAAAATTCCGCTAACTTTTTACTTTTTGAGGACACTCTTAACCTCCGATACGAGTTGATAAAATCTCATAAGCTTTAAAACATTACTTTCAATGTTTTTCTGTGATATCGATGTTTTATTTAACAACGTTACACATTCTTTTAATTTTATTTTTACAACCTTGCTATCGATTTGAGGGTATAGTGTTTTAATTTCAGATAAAACGTGTTTGAACTTTGAACTTATAAAATCGTTTAACGACGTAGTGTTAGATATACAGTTGATGTATTCCCTTAAAACCCCTCTTTGATCAGTGTTCAAAGTACCACTATATTTTTTATTAAATCTTTCAACTAAGATTTTGTACGCTAATGCTCTTAAATCTTTATTTTCATTTTTTAATTCGCTAACCAGTTTTTCTTCTACCTTTTTGGTAGATTTTGTCATATTCTCAACGATAGTTTCATAACTTCTATCGTAATTAACTGGGTTTGAATAGTTTTTAGTCAATATATTATGTACTGAAGCCATTAGCTTGTAGTTTGGAATCCTATTTTTAAAAAAGTCAGAAACGTCAAAATTTTCCTTTATGGACTTTATAATTTCATACTTTTCTCTGTTCAATTTTTTAGCGTTTATATTTGTAGAAAAAGCTTTAACGGTGGTTTCAACCATCTTTTCAGCTCTTGATCTAGTTTTAAACCTTGAATCCAATAGTGCAGAGAATAACCTTTGCTCCTTGAACAATTCTGAGTCCTTGTTAAAATGTTTTTTAAGGATCTCCGATGATTTCGAATCCCTTTCATTTAAAATATCTGATGTTATTTGCCTAGTCAACAGCTCAAATAACAAGCCCGTATTTTTAAATTTAGAATGCTTCATATAATCTATACCTAGCTAAGTTTTCATTAATAAATATAAAGAGACCGTAAAAATCTAGTCTTTTTCATTGCCGTTTAACTGTTCGTCTAACACTTCTATCTCTTTTATTATCTGAACATCTGACTTTTTCATACTTTTAGTCATTGCGTCTAGATGAGCCAACGCTAGAGGACTCTTTCTGTAATTTTGTTTTATGTCTGGTGTATTATCCTTTTTTGTAGAATGTGTGTAATCGTACTTTCCTAACACATCTCGAACTCCATACGTTTCCCTATCTTCCTTGTCTCTATCATTGTCGTCATTATCTTCGTTTTCATCTGACATAGAAGGCTGATCAGATTTCATTTGACCTTCCTGTGCAGGTTGAGCTGGATCATTACCTTCATTTTCAATTGAATTCTTTCTAAATGTTTGTTTTTTATCTTCTACGACTTGTTCTCTAATCTTATCAACTTCCTCATCGCTAAAACCAAATACATTGTCATAAATCCAGTCTTCAGAAATCATACCGTCTCGTTTCATAGACTCTGCAATTGAATTTTTCTTTTCCCATAAATCAAGTCTTTCCTGTTCATATATTGTAGAAGGACTAGTTAATTCCAAATCAAAATCTACTAATGCGCTGTCTGTAAACCCTTGTGCATACAAGTGAGCAACGGCTATTTTAGTCAACTCACTGATCGTTATTCTTTGAATTCTTTCTATGGTTCTAGCAAACCTTACATCTTCTGCAGCTAGTGTAGCCTTTGATCCAACCTGTTCTTCGTATCCTAAAAATGCTTTTGGTATCTTTAATGCTGCTAAAAGTTTGTTTCTTAAATATTCTATGTCTTCAACAGCTTCGTATGTTAGACCAGGTAATTGTTCTATTTGTGTACCGCTATCTCCACCTCTAACTGGTAAATAAAAATCCTCAGTTAAATTTTGCATATTGTACCTTAAGTTATATTCTCCTGTTTGTTCATCTACAACTGGAGCCTTTTTAGACTTATCCATTATTCTCTTCATGTAAGTATCAACTTCATTCGGAGGTAAATTTCCAATGTCTATTTTAAATATTCTTTTTTCAGGAGCTCTCATGATTCTATGTATTAACATAGCATCTTCCATAAGAGAAAGCTGTTTCCATGTTCTTCTACCACCCTCAATCATTGACTTTCCATAGGGAGCGTAATTAGAATCTGATAGTAATCTAAAATGTGCAACTTCAAAATTTTCTAATTCTTTTCTGTTTGTGTTTCCTATTACGTTTCTAGGATCGGTTGCATCTAACACAAACTTAACATCGTATGGGTTTTCTGGATCAAAGTTTTCTACACGAGATATATCATACGGTGATAATGGCATTACATTTACAATTCCATATTTTTCTGATATTTCCAAATGTAAATAAAAATCACCATACTTACACATATTTCTTATCCATGGCCACAAATTAAATTCTATGTTTAAAATATCATAAAACAAATTGTGTAGTATTTCTTTAATTTGTGCGTTATTTGATTTTATTTCTAAAACATTTCCGTATTCAGATTTCATTGTTGATTCGTCAGCGTATACGTCCAATGCTGAAGCTAGTATTGAGTCGTCATCCATGGCTTCATAATCTCTAAATATTGCCATCCTTTGCGCCTTTGCTAATTCTCCGCTGTAACCCATGTGACTGCTATATCCAGCTCCAGTGTTGAACATCTTTGTATACCTGTCCATCAATGTTCTTGACCCTTGTTGTATGTCATCTGTATCGATGACTCTTAACTTTCTACCACCTACGTTTCTTACAATAACGTTAGACGAAAAAAGTCTTCTTATTCTATCTAAAAATGTATCTTGTTGTGCCATTTTATATTAACCAAGTTAGTGATTCTTTTTTATCCCCTACATGTTGTTTCCAACCGTAGTCGTTTTCTTCTTCTATAGTGTAAACTCCAGAGTTTGCATCTATCTTAGACATAGCTTCTCTTGTTACTCTTAAATTTTCCTCGTGTAGTCTTAAACTTGTTTCACGTATCCATAATCCAATAGCCATACTCATAACCAAATCATCATTGTATCCCTTCATAGCTTCGGCACGACCATTGTTAAATATAAATACGTACAATTCGTCAATAGTTCTAATAGAGTTTATTCTTACATGCCCTTCCATTAAAAATTTAGACAGCTTATCTATTACCAATGGTCTAGTTTTTGCGCTAGTTGTAAACCCAGGTATCATGTTTCTATCTTCAGTTCTATATTTGTTCGAATATTGAGTTTGAGAATCTACGTATTTTAAATCTCTTCGCATCCAAAATAAATTTCTGTATTCCCTATCTAACAATACCTGTAAAACTGCCCAGCCAATATTGTTGTTTTCAACTACCATTAGAGCATCATTGTACTCGGTACCAACAGACAATAGTATTCCAGCATATCTAGTTGTATCTACTTTACTTTTAAACTCAGCTACCTGTTCTAACGTTTCCAAATCCAATATGTGGAATGCAGAATAATCACTTCCATCTCCTCTTGCAACATCAGCACATAATACATATTTTCTATTTGGTTCTGGGTGTTTCCATATCCATAAACCTTCAGCATATCTTTTTTCTATTGGGTCATGTACACACTTATCCTGTATTTCTTTTATAATCTTAGCTGGTACCACAGATTGACCAGAACTAATAAAGTCACAATCACATTCTTGAGCAGCCATGTCTGGACCTAATAATTTATTTTGTTCGCTTCTCCATTCATCTCCTCTATCAGGGTGCACCGTCCAGTGCAATCTAATAAAGTTGAAATTGTTTGTACCAGCTTCTGCTTCCGACCATGTTTTGTGAAACCAATTACCCATACCATTCGGAGTAGACAGCGCTATACATTTACCACCAGTTGCTAGCGTCTGTTGTGATGCAGTCCATATATCATCTATATTTTTAATGAATGCTGCTTCGTCAATTAGAAGAAGTGAAAGAGCTTCAGATCTACTAGCTTCTCCAGTAGATGAAACTGCTTTTATTTGTGATCCATTCTTGTATCTAAGAGATAGTTTATTGTCTTCAATGCAAGACTGACTTAACCAAGAAGGAAGCATTTTATGCATAACTCTCACTTTAGTTACTAAGTTTTTTGCAACATCCTGTTTTGTTGCAATAACAAGAATATTCTTATCGTTATGAAAATTCATTAACCATAGTGAATATCCTGCACTTAATGTAGAAATACCCAACTGTCTAGCTTTTAAAATTATATTATAGTCGTTATCTTTTAGTGCTTCTAATGTTTTTTCCTGAAATGGGTATAGATCGAACTTCATCTTTCCCTTTACAGGGTGTTGGATATAACAATAGTTCCTCATAAAATAAATTGGATCCAACGCACACTTTATGTATTCGTCGGTAATAGCCTTTTTTAAATTGGCTTTATTTTCTTTGGGCATTAAAGTTCTCTATTGTTTCATTAATACTGCTTAGTGCATTTTTCAAATCTACCAATGCTTCTTCTGCTAATTTTTTTGTTACCTTATCTGTTTCGTACGTTTCGATATGTACTGCTCCAGATTCTGGATTAACTGGTTCAACGACTTGTAAATCCCCTTGTTTTTGCCATGCTTCTATAGATTGTATCTGTTCTAAAATTATTGACTTTTTATTTTTTAAAACCTTATCTGACTGCCATTCGTCAAATTTTCCACTAACCCTTAACTCATGTTCAAATTCAACTTGGCAATCAAAACAGTGTCCAAAGTATGTCCACATTTTATTATCTAACTTTTTCTTCATAACTTTGTCACACTTAGGGCAAAACCAAGGCATTCTCGCCTCTGCCATAATATCAGTCAATCTACTTTTTTGATCTCCAGACTTTTGCCTTTTTCCTTCGTATCCAACCATGATTGGCTTTTCAACAGGTTTCCCTTCTAATATTGCCTTTAACGCTTTATCTTCACTATTCATAACTTACCTCGAAAATTTTTGTAAACCTAAGATTTGATTTATTGGAGCAAAGAACCCAGTAAACTTAAAAACTTTACCATTGTATTTGAAAACTAATCCTTCCGATGGAGCAGCCTTCGTTAAACTTGGCATAGACTTTAATTTTGCTAATTGTGTTTTTAACTTGTCTATGTTAGAAAAATCTTTCTTTGCCATTAACGCCTTCGACGCTTTGTTTAAATCGTCTACTAATTTTTTAGCTGTTTTATCTGGATTTGCACTTAAGTAATTGCTAGCGTTTGCTAATATTTCTGCTCCAACACTAAAGAATATTTCTTCAAATGGTTTCATATTATCCTTTAGCATCTTTGCATGATCAAGTTTTTCTGTAGCTTTTACCCAATCTACAAACTTAGGATACTCACCCTTTAATTTATTTATTTCTGTCATTTTATAACTTTTATCAGAAAATGCCCATCTCTTCATAAGAGGATATAGGACATTGTCTGGTATATTTGCAAAGTCCGAAGAGTTTGCTCCATTTAATATGTATTCTAACCAAAAGTGTTGATGATATAACGATAGCTCATCGCTATCCTTTAATCTATATATATTCTGCAACTTGCTCAAAGCGCTGATATATTTTCCCTTCTTTGCGGCATAATCTTTATCCTTATGCATCTTTATAACGTTTGGACCTTTAAATGCAAATTTAGTTTTTATTGCTCCATTAACTTTGTTTATGATAGAAGCCAGCTTTGCACCTCCAGATTTTATCTCTCCAGATGGAGTCCACGCTTGATTATATTTTAATATTCCGTGAAATACTATTGTAGCGGGTCCATCATAATCGATTACGTTTAAATTCTCTGGATAAATTATTTCTATGTTTGCCCAGTTTTTACCATTATTAAACAAGGACATTTGATCTTTTGCAGACATTCTTTCAATTGAGGATGCAATGTCTTTCATAGAATACACGAATGCATTACGTACACTTGGTATATGGTTTTTAAATTTAGCCTTAACACCCTTTAAATCCATACCTCCAGATTTTAAATCGCCTTTATTTCTGGCCGCTTTTGCTTTACCATCTACAACTGAAATCATTATATTCTGTCCGTCTAGTTTCTCAGTGACAGCTTCTTCTTTGTCTAATTTACCCTGTAACCCTAAGTCTATTATATCCTTTAGTTCCCCAAAGGTTAATCCATAATCATCAAACGGGTGTGCCATGTGTCCATAGGCTCCTCCCATAAGCAATAACTCCTTTTCTTTTGATTCATTTTTTCTTTTTGTTTTTTCTTTCATTTTATTAATGTACGCTCTATAAACAGCTGCAGCACTTTTCTTTCCCATCTCTTTAGCTCTCTGTTCCATGGCAACTGCTGCTTGTATTTTATGTGCGTGTGATTTGCCACTACTTCTTATTTTACTAACTGATTTTTGAGCATCCTTTACGGTGGCAAATTTTAAACCTTTAATTGTGCCTTTTGGATTTTCGTCTGTGTATAAATCAGAATGGCTAGGTGAATTTCTGTGTTGTCCCTTTTTACGTGGCTTTCTTTTATTTTCCCCTAATGTTTCTTTTTTCTCAGTTAGCTTTCTAAAATTAACAATCTTTCTACCATTTATGGTCGGCATGCCATGTTTATCTTTACCAATGTTTTTTACTTTTATTTTTTTGTTTTTAAATCTTCCAACTAAAATAGTATCTCCAACATTGACATCTAGTTTTATTTCTTCTTTAAAAGATGTTGTAAACAAATCAAACACTTTAGGATCAAAATACC